TGCTTGAAGATGCGAGAGGGGACGGGGATCATTTCCATGCGTGCTCCTGTTACTTCTTCGCCGCCGATTGCTGCACCTGCAGCGAGTCGATCTTGACCTCGGTCGCTGTCACGCGGCGGTTCAGGTCGCGCAGCGAGATATTGTCCTCCAGCGACTTCATGCCCTGCGTGGCGACGTCGGTCCTGATCTGCTTGACATCGCCTGCCACCTCGCTGACCTTCTCGGACGTCTGCTTCTGCTGGAAGTACATCGTCCCCCAGCTGACGACGATCGCAGCGAGCGACCCCAGCAGCCAGGGCAGGGGGATGCGCCGGTCGATCGTGATGAATGACCGCTCCGACGCCACCGCGCCGGTTGTGGACTCATCCGAACTGCGGTGCATGTCGTTCATCGCCGTAGGTGCAGCGTCGCGTAGGTGGTGGCCCCGATGGCGCGGAGTGTACTTGCCATGGGTATGCCCCGCTAGTGCCCGGCCGCGTTGGCGAAGACGGCGAAGTTGAAGCCGGCGCCCGAGTTGTAGAGGTACCCCACCTCGGCGTCGTTCAGCGTCCGATTGACCACGAAAGCGCTGTCGGTCGCGTGCCCGATCGTGCGGCTCGTGTCCTGGTTCGTCGTGTCGTTGTTCCGCGCCTGCGCGAATGTAAAGTTGGGCACGTTGGTGACGAACGGGCCGTTGGCGAAGTTGGCTTGCTGCCGAACGCCATCCACCCAGCCAACGAGCAGATCAGCCGCCGGGTCGTGCCCGAGGACGACGAAGTGCCACGTGTTCGTGTTGATCGGCGCGCCCTGGTTGTGAATGATCGTCGTGCTGGTCGCGTTCGCGCTGTCGCGGATCGCCATCTCAAATTGGAAGTTCGACGGCGACAGGTCACGCCAGTAGATGGCGTAGGAGAGGGGGTTTGCGAAGCCGCGGCCGGCCAGGAAGCGGGTCACATCGCTGCCGACTTCTTGACGCATGTTGAACCACGCGCCAAAGGTGAAGCCCGTGTCGCCGAAGTCGAACGCCGTGTCGCTGCGCACGATCTGCGCGCCGTCGGAGCTGGACGAGTTCGGCCAGTTGGCAGCCCGGCCGCTGATCCCGTTGGCCATGCTGTCGTTGGCCGTCGTCTTGCTGTTGATGAGCGCGAGGTTGTGCGTGCCGCTGAAGGCGTCGGTGAAGCTCGTCGCGGCGCTGTTCTCCTCGAAGTCCCACCACGCGACGAGATTGGCGTAGATGGCGACCGGCAGGTTCGCCGCCGCGCCAGCGACGCCGCCGGTCAGGCCGACAGGGAGGGTCCACTGCATGGTCAGACCATGTTCTGCCGGGCGCCGCACACGATGATGTTCGCGGCCGATGAGTAGTAGCCGCTGACCACGTCGACGGCGTTGGCTGTCACGGTCAGCACCTTCTCGTTCGCCCCTCCGCTGTTGGCGAACTTGAACTGGCTGCCGTAGGTGACGGTGAAGTTGCCTGCGGTGCCCTGCTTCAGCAGCAGCGTGAAGGTCCAGCCTGCTGACAGGTTCGCCGGGTTCGGCAGTCCGATGTTGCCGGTCAGCGGCACGACCTCGAAGGTGTTCGACGAGTTGGCGTCGATCGTCGTGTTGCCGCTGCTGCCGAGCGCCACGGGCGTCACCGACTGCGCCTTGGTGTAGACGTTGCGCGTGTTGCTGTAGACCGCATTGTTCGCCGTGATCGTGACCGCGTGCACGACGCCGTCGTTGCCGACGAACGATGGCAGCTGCGTGTTCGCATCGATGAAGAATGCGACCAGGTTGGCGCCGATGGCCCCGGGGCTGTTCTCTAGTTGCAGGACGAATTCGGACATGGCAGCCCCTTCAGGCGTTCGTTGCGCTCAGTCGGCCGTGCAGGTTCACCCGGCCGTAGACGGTCATGCGGCCCTGGACCAGATACTGCGCATTCTCGGCCACGCACAGCGTTTGGCCCGCGTTGATCGTGTCCGGCACCGCCCCGTTGATGAGCGTCAGGCCGATCGGCTGCACGACATAGGACACCGGGACGACGGTCGACAGGTCCTGCTGGCCACCGCCCTGCAGGTTGAAGCTGCGCAGCTTGATGAAGATCGTCTGTCCAACACGTGCCTGATCGCCCGTGATCTTCGCCACTGCCGCGTCCAGGCGCATGAAGGACTCGCCGGTCAGGTGCGTCGTCGGGAAGCCGCAGTACAAGCCCCGCCGGGTGTAGCCCGACATCGTGTAGGCGTTGGGCGCCGTCAGCGTCACCGTCGTGTAGGCGATCAGTTCGCCCGGGGTGTTCGCCGCGCCTACCCACGAAAGCGTGTCGAAGGAGTCGGCAGACAGGTTCGACACGCTGGTCAGCGTGCCGCCAGAGTTGGCCAGGTTGACCGACAGGTTGTTGGTGATGTCTGGGTCAGCCGACCCGGCGAAGTTGGCCGTCAGCGTGCCGTAGCGCGCCGCGGACGTGATGAGCCCGACCTGCGCGTAGCTGCTGCCGTCATCAGATGCCCAGATTTCGGCGCCGCCCCAGTTCGCGCCCCCCGATGCGCCGATCCAGATTTGCGGCACGCCGGACAACTCGACCGGTGGCTGCATGATCACCGGCGCGTTCGCCGCGCCCGGGTCCGTGTTGGTGTTGGTGACGTATCCATTGCCCGCCTGCGTCGCGTAGCTGCCTGGGGTCGATATGCCGATCAGCACGTCCTCGGCCTCCATCGCCAGCGTGCCCTGCGTCAGATCGGCCTCGTCGACTGCGGTGATGCGAACCGTCCGAGCGTTCAGGCTCGTGTTCGGCTCCGTCAGCGTGACGATGTCCATTGGCTCCAGCCGGCTGTAGCGCCAGCCGAGCGTGAAGGCGTAGACGTTGCGCATGTAGGTGATGCGCTGAAGGGCCGTCTGGGCGACAGAGCGCGCGACGTCTAGCTCGCAGATCATGTCGGCCTGGATGACCGGCGCGACGCGGCGCCCGAAGCGCTCGACGCTGTCCAGGTCGCTCGCCTCCACCACGGCCTTGTTGTAGGCGTTCGTGCGGTCCAGGCAGCTGACCTGCACCACGTTGTAGGCGTCCGACTGCCGCTTGCGGGTCACCTTGATCGGGGGGTCGCCCGGGTTGGCGATGAAGTCGCCGTTCGCCGTCGATAGCGCGTACTGCACCGTCAGGTCCGGCGTGAAGGTGATCGAGTTCCCGGCGATGCACACGTCGTTGCCGGTGGACGCGATGATGTCCGTGAACTCGGACGGCGCGGTTGCGATGCTGGAGTCGATGAAGCAGAAGATGCGGTCGAAGATGCAGCCCAGCGGGCCGTGGTCAGCGGTGAAGTTGCCGCTGTTGACGGTCACGCTGTTGCCAGGCGTCGATAGCACCCAGGTCGTCGCTCCAGCCCCCGGGTGAATGTCCACCGAGACCTGGAACCACACGCCGAATGGGAGGATGCCAACGCTGACCGGCGCATCCTCGCCGTTCAGACTGATGTGACACCGTTGGTTGGCGTCGATCGCCGTCTCGCGCTTTGGGTTGATCTGAAAGCTGGCGACGTTCGACGACGGCGCCAGCTGCAGGATGCCGGCATCGTCGGAACTGTTGGCCATCAGCCGGAACTTCGCCTCGATGTGCGTGCAGTCGTGCGTGACGCCGATGAAGCGAGTCAGGCGCGACGCCGAGTTCGCGTCGTTGTTGACGGCGAGGTGAACTGCGTTGCCGTACGTGCCGGACACCAGGGTGAACAGCGCCGCGTTCCCAAGCGTGGCCGTGTAGTCAGCCAGCCCCGTGACGAACTGCTCCTCGAAGGAGTCCGCCAGCTGGCTGACCTGCGGCACGCGCGTGACCGGCGTGTCGGCATAGGGGACGATCTTCAGCAGGCCCTCGGACCAGAACGGACCCGCGTTGGCGATCTTGCAGACCTCGTCCAGCATTTCCGCCGCCGGCCGCTGCGCGTTGTAGTTCGGGCTGATGCGGAAGCCCGCCGCCTCGCAGTAGCTGTTCAGCAATGTCAAGTCGCCGATGCGGTCGAAGCCGAGCCCGTAGTCGACGTTGGACAGGAAGTCGGGCACCACCAGCGCGCAGTTCACGTCCGGCTCGCAGTCGTCCGCCCAAAGCCGGCCGCGCAGTTCAAACGTCAGGTTCTGCAGGCCACCCGAGGAGTCAAGCAGGAAGTTCGGGTGCGCGATGTACGCCTGCCCGCGCAGCGCGCGCGCGTCGTTGGCGTAGGACGTTGACATGAAGGACCACGGCGTTTGCGTGTAGGTCCCGCGGAACTCGACAACACCCAGGTTCGCGCCGGTGGTGACATCCTTGTTCACCCAGACCTGATCCACCATCGGCTTCGCGCTGTTCTGCAGCGGGCCCTCGCACAGCGCCAGCATCGGCGCGGCGAAGTAGGTGTACGTCGTCGTCTTGGTCGTGACGCCGCCGCCGCCCTTGCCCGAGTGCTGCGACGTCGTGTTCGCCACCGCGTGGAAGTTGCGGTAGTCGATCAGGTTGGGCGAGACGCGCGTCTTGCCGTAGATGATCGGGATCGGGATGCCCTGCGTGCTGTTCTGCACGCGCAGCGCGCCGATGCGCGTCGCCTCGTTGTTGATCGTCGCGGACTTGCCGAATAGGCCGCTCATGCTGACAGCCTATGCGGGCGGAAGAACATGACCGGACGGCCAGCGAGGGGACGCTCTGCTGCGGTGCCGATGACGACGGCGCGCTCGATCAGGTGCGCGTGGATCAGCCGGGGCCAGCCGATGACGATGCCGCCGTGGCTGAAGCAGCGGAAGTAGCGCCAAAGCGCCATGTCGCCCGGGAGGGGGGTGTCAACCTGCGCGCAGTGATCCAGCACGACGCCCAGGAACCGCTCCTCGTCGCGGTGCAGCATCCAGTCCGGCGGGTAGTCGTCGAGCGTGAAGTCGTCGATGGCGCCCGTGGCGACGTAGACCGCCTTCAGCAGCCGGCCGCAGTCCACGCCTGCGCCCTTCACGGCCTGGTTGTGGTGCCACGGCGTGCGCAGCCACGTGTGCGCCTCAGCGACGACCGCCGCGCGCTGGGCCGCGCCCATCAGAACCCCGTCTCCGGCGTCGGGATGAACTCGTATCCGCGGAAGTTGTCGGCGTTGTTGAAGGTCTGGACGCAGGTGTTGAACGTCTTGTCGCAGCCCGGCTTGATCGTGAACGTGTCCCCCGCGCTCGGCGCCAGTGGCAGCGGCAGCATCGGGGTGATCGACGAGTTGCCGGCACCGTTCTTGACGTACGTCTTCACGGCCCGGCTCGTGCCGTTCATCGCCCCGCTGGTGAAGGCCAGCACGCCCTGGTCGAAGTAGCCGGTGTTCTGCGCCAGGCTGTTGCTGTTGACCACGTAGGCCGTCGTGCCAGACGACGTGACGACGCCGGCCACCGTGAAGGCGGCGGGGTCCAGCGCGCAGCCGTGGTCGTACAGGTCGTGCAAGCAACCGGCCTGAAACATATTGCGCGGCAGCGCCATGTTCAGCAGCTGCATGTCGGACAGCGCGGTCATGTGGATGCCTGCCGCGTCCACGTCGACGTCGCCGATGCTGCCGGTGAACACGTGCGTGTTGCCGGCCACTGGAGCAACAGAGTTCGCGCGCCACAGCCGCGTGCACGTCACGTTGGCCCCGTCCAGGCCGCCGTTCAGCGCGAAGCTGATCGCCGGCAGGTTGGCCAGCAGGCTGCCGCTGTTGCACAGCAGGTCGATGCTCATCGACGCCGCCTCGATCCCAATGTGCGTGCGCACGCCGCCGCGCTTGAAGATAGGCGAGCTAGCGGGGGAGTTCGCCGGGTTTGTCGACAGATTGAACGTAGTCCCGTCGGCCAGCGTCCAGACGCTGACATCCTCCAGCGCGAACTGCCGCGAGGTCGCAAACAGCGCGATCAGATTGGCGGTGGCGGCCTTCAAATCTTCGTCCCGAAGCAGCCGTGAAGCTCCACCTGCCCGGCCTGCCAGAAGATGCGCATGAACTTGTCGAACTCGACCGTGTCCTGCAGGAATCGGCAGCGCATGTAGTAGGTGCCCGTCCACTGAAGAATGGCGTTCGCCGCAGGCGGCGACGTGAAGTGGATCAAGCCCGCCGTCTGCGTGAAGTTGGAGTTCGGCACGTTGTTGACGGTGATCGTCGGCGCGCTGTTCAGGTTCGCCACCGAGGCGTTGGCCTCGCCGAAGCTGCGAAGCAGTTGGAAGTTGGCCGTCACGCCATCGCCGGTGCCGAACTGCTGCGCCGACACGCTGCTGTCGTCGGGATCGGTGAACAGGAAGCTGTCGAACCGGCCCTGGCGCGCCTCGAAGAACCCGCACAGCTGCTTGAACTCGTTCGTGGCGTCGTTGCGCAGGATGTCGTACGGCAGCGTCAGATCGTAGATCGGGTCCGTGGTGAACGTCGCCCGCAGTTCCGACAGGTCCACGCCCTGCTGGATCATGGTGTTGAACAGCGGCTTCCGCACCACCGGGAACGTGAGCCCGGCCAGCGTCGGGAAGACCGCGTTGCTCATACCGGCGCCCCATTCATGCGTGCGTGCTTGCGCATCGCCTCAGCCACGGAGGGGGCGTTGTCCATCAGCAGCCGGCGCACGCTAGGCGCGTCGACTGCGTGGACCACGAAGGTGTCGCCGCCGCCCTTCTCGCGCGTGTTCGTCCCCGCGTTCTGGCTGTTGACGATCAGGTTGCGCACGCCCTGCGCCTCGGCTGCAGGAAGCACCATTTCGTTGCGGTGAATCTGCGCCAGCTGGTCCTCCGGCACCGACCACCACCCGCCCTCGGCGCTGGCGATGTTCTTGGCGAACCCCAGCACAGCGGCCCCTGCAGCGATGGCCATGGCAGGGGCCAGGAACGGGCCCACGTAGGGGATCGCGGCGATCGACGCATACACAGATGCCGCCGCCTCCCACGCTGCGATGGCGATGCGCTTGACCGCCGCCGCGGCCGACATCAGCAGTGACTCCTCCTCGCCGGCCTCCTCAGCGCCCGTGCGCTCGGCCACGCCGATCACAGTCGCCGCCGTCTGCGCCGCCTCCTTCTCCGTCCATAGGCCCACCAGCCAGTTGATGGCCGCGTCGAACGGCTTGACCAGCATTTCGACCACCTTGTTGCCGCCCAGGCTGTCGAACAGCTTGTCGGACAGCTTCTGCGCGATCAGGTGCTGGATCGATGTGGCGACGCTGAGGGCGAACTTGTGGAACGCCTCCGACAACTTCATGGTGCCCGACATCAGGTTGTTCAGGAAGTCGGTCGTGTTCTGGCGGATGTCGGCATTGGCCTTGAGGATGTACTTCATCCGCTCCAGTTCGCCCTGGTTGGCGATCTGCGTCTGCCGCTGCTGGTGCTGCTGCTCCAGCGCCTCCAGCTGGGCGGCGATTTCCTGCCGCTTCACCACATCGTCGTGGGCCAGCGCGAGTCGGTCGACCAGCGCCTGGCGCTCGACCTCGTAGCCGCGGCGCTCCAGGTCCGCCCGGTCGGCGATTTCCTGGTCTGCGCTTTCCTGCAGCAGCGCCCGGCGCTGCGTGACGGCCTCGGCCTCCAGCGCTAGCTCGGACTGCGCCGCCGACTTCGACATGTTGATGCGAATGTTGGTCAGCGCGTCCATGCGCTGCCGCTCGGCGTTCGCGTACTCGGCCGCGTTCGTCCGCACCAGCGAGTTGCGCTGCGCCTCCAGCACGTTGATCTGCCCGAGAACCTTAGCCTCGTCGGCGGCGAACTGCGTCTTCTGCGCCGGCTTCAGGCCGGGGGCATTCGCCTGCGCGGCGATGGCCGCAGCCTCGCGCCGCTTGGTGTCGATGGTCAGGTCCAGCGCCTTCGTCTCGATCGCCAGCTTCGCGTCGTAGAACTCCTTGATGGTCAGCAGGTCGTTCTTGTAGGCGTCCTGGTAGACACCGTTCGCCTCCTTCAGGTACTCCAGCTGCAGCGCCAGCGCCGCGTCGTCGGTCGCCTTCTGCAGCGCCAACTGGGCCTTCTGCAGCGCGTCGTCCGGCTTGGTGTAGGTCTTGGTGCCAGCACCTGCAGGCTTGGTGGCTGCGGTCGGAGTTTTCTGCTCCGCGTAGCCCGACAGCAGCGCCTTCTTGATGTCCTCGTCGGTCTGCTTGTCGATGGCGGAAATCTTCGCCGCGCCCAGCTGCACGATGCCGACTATCTCGTTCACGCCGCCCTTGTAGGCGGCGACGGCGCCCGCGAAGTCCAGGTGAAACGCGCGCTCGGCCACGGCAGCGAAGCTGCGGAACGACGCGCCCAGCACGTCGACGACGATGTTGATGGCCTCCGCGCCTGTCTCGATGACGCCGCGGAACACGATGAAGCCGGCCGACACGATGGCCATGACGTTGCGGAAGAACTGCAGGGTGTCCGGCATTTCCGTGCCAAACACGGCGGATAGCACGCTGCCGATCGTCTGCACCACGTTCACAGCGACGCCCCACAGCGCCGTGAACGCTGCAATGACATCGTTCAGCGCCTCGGCCACCGTCGCAGCCATCGGCACTATCGCAGCGACGATCATCGGCCCAGCGTCGGCGAATGACTGCGATAGCTCGGTGAAGATCGGGATGACCGCGCTGCCGATCGTGTTCTCGATGCCGTCCAGCACGTCGCCGACGTCGTGGATCGCCAGCTTGTAGGCCTTCGTGGCGTCGAGCGAGTCCTGCGTGATGGTCAGGTTGAGGGCGTCGTTCTTCTTCTTCGCCTCCTCCAGCCGCAGGTTGTAGGCCTCCAGCGGCGTCAGCACGCGCGTGACCGCCTCGCCCTGATCGTTGATGGTGGTGACCGTGCGCTCTGCGTCGGTGCCGAACAGCTTCTGCAGCTTCTGCACGTCCGCGACGCTGCGGCCGAAGGCGGTCAGCGCGAACTGCGTCTGGTCGACGCCCGGCTTGTACTGCTGGAACAGCGCGAGCG